AAACGGAATCATATACAACGGACCTAGTCTCTTGGATGGTAAGCCAATTGTTGCTATTGCAACGTATAGCGACCGCAACACGAAAACCGGCAAGGTATTGCAAACCTATATTATCCGGTCCGATATCTCACCTTTGAACGCAAGTAAAAACGGCGAAGATTTTAGCATATGCGGCGATTGCAAATTTCGCGGGACGCCAACAACGGACCCATTACGCAAGCAAGCGGTTAAGCGGGATTGCTACGTCAACTTGGGCCAAGGTCCGACTATCATTTACAAATCATTTATGCGCGGCGTATATCCGGCCGCGGACAACGTCGCGGACCGCGTCGATTTAGGCGCCGGCCGCGTTGTTCGTATCGGAACGTATGGGGATCCGGCCGCGGTCCCGTCATGGATATGGGACCAATTAATTCGCCGGTGTGAATCTCACCTTGCATACTCGCATCAATCCGGATTTCGTCCAGATATCGCGATGCAATCCGCGGACACACAAGCGCAGGCGGTCGCGCATTGGACCGAAGGCCGGCGGACCTTCCGAGTTATCACAACGTTAAACGACCTTGTGAAAGGTAAAGAGATCCTATGCCCTGCCAGTAAAGAGGCCGGTCGGCGGGTCCAATGCAACGCCTGCAAGTTATGCGGCGGGACCTCGGTCAAGTCTTCCAAGTCAATCGCAATCGTGCAACACTAAACCTAGGGGCCTTCGGGCCCCTTCAACCAATGTGAAGGAATCATATGAATGACACGTCAAGAAATTATAGATCTGTTCGACAGCACTCAAATCACAATGGCAGAACTGGCCCGTATCTCGGGCCGTTCAATAAAACAATTAAAAGCAATCCTTACAGAAACATAAATGCCAGGGGGAAAATTCCCCTGGTTCTTTTGTCATCGGGGGAAACTCCCCCAAGAATGGGACCGCAGAGCCGCAGACCTAGGTCAAAGGCCGCAGAGCCGCAGAGCGCGGACCAACCACATTAAGATTTATATTAGAGAGGCGAGGCCGCAGAGCCGCAGACCTTCGCATAATGATCAAGCAAGCGGGGCCGCAGAGCCCCGAACAAAGCCGCAGGGTTCTCGAACCGCGAACCTTGGGCCTCGGACAGCCCACCAGACAACAGGTTAGGGCCCTCGGACCCCTCAAACAGAACTAGGGTGCGTGTAGAGAGGGCCTTTACCAAGAAGAAACTTAGACCACCTCGGTTTGAATAGGCCATATGCCACGCAACCTGATGAGGTGAGACTTTTACGGCGTTTCCTTTAGCTACCTTCAACTCTATCCAAACGGGTAGGCCATCACAAAGCAGATGTACGTCCGGTACACCACCTCCATGCTTGTTCTCAATCCTTGTTGCCAGTGTCTTTTTTGGCAGAGCGTTTCTTAGTGTGTTCCAAAAGTTCGCCTCTGGTCCCCTGCTCATTAGTCACATCCTTGTAGTCTGCATCGATCACAAATGCTTGAGGGTATTGTTTCTGTAGCAGTGCCAAACGGGAGGTGATCTCATCCCTTGAAAGCTGGTCCAAGGTGTTGATGTTCTCTCGCCTGTCGATAGTCAGACCGCCCAACGCGGAGCGGATTTTTTCTGCATTGATAGCGGCAGAGAATTGCCCTGCCTCTTCGGCACCTTGCGACAGTTGATGCAGCCTTTCCAGTTGACCGATAGTTGTGACCGCATAGCGGCGTTCTCTTTCAGCCCGTAGTTCAGTCACATATTCCAAGACATGTGGGTAGTCCCTGCCATTCAAAAGAATGGACGCCTGCTTGGGTGCAATGTCATGAGCATAGCCAGCTTTCCTTGCACACTCCGCATTGGAGTATATCCCCTCAACAATATGACGAGCGAACGTCATCTGTCTGGTGGTCAGTTGTCTATCATGCTCGTCTTCAATTTTCTTTTTTAACGAAGCCATACTGCCCCTCCTATTCCACAACCATACAACAACCAAACCTCGATGCCAAGTTCTACTATAGCTTATATCCTAGGTTGAAGTGTAATCAAAAAAACAAGAAGTTAGCCTTGGGCTGGTTAAAAAGTTCTAAATGATTACGCTTTTTTGTAATCACTAACACCATTTGTAATCACGTTTGTAATCACCTTATTCTTTTGTAAGTCTTTGTTTTCATTATTTAATTATCACCACTCTCACTACCTGATTACACTGATTACACCTCATTTGTTTTTTCAAAACACTTTCTTCTTTTTTCTGTCAGATTGCTCTATATGTAATCTCAACTCAGGACCATGGACCACGGCCCAATAAAAAAAGTTCTTGCCCCCTTGAATTATATGTGGTCTATACACAAGTGTACTACATTAATTATTTAACAAATGTGAAAAGGATCATCAATCATGAAAGTACTTATTGGATGTGAGACATCTGGCACTGTGCGAGATGCATTTTTAGAGCGGGGCCATGATGCATGGTCTTGTGACGTTCTCCCTTCGGACACTCCAACCAATCGTCACATACAAGATGACATTCGTAATGTCATGCAGGACGACTGGGATTTATTAATGGTGGCACATCCACCATGCACGAGGCTTTGCAATTCTGGTGTGCGTTGGTTACACAAAGCACCGCCGAACCGCACACTGCCGGAGATGTGGGCGGAGCTTGATGAGGGTGCGGAGTTATTCTCTTCTGTTTGGAACGTGCCGCACATCTCTATGGTCGCTGTTGAGAATCCTGTCATGCACAAGCATGCCAAAGAAAGGATCAGAAACTACGTTCCTTTTGCCCAGAGCGTACAGCCTTGGGAGTTTGCCAAGTCGGATGACAGTGGTGACAATGTAAAGAAGCGAACATGTTTGTGGCTCAAGAACTTACCTAAATTAAATCGCACTGGATCGTTGGATGGATCGACTGCACGAGACGAGTGCCACAAGTTGGGGCCAAGTGCAGATCGTTGGAAGCTTCGGTCAAAGTTTTACAAGGGCATTGCTGATGCGATGGCTATGCAGTGGGGGGCTTTGGCATGATCTTGCTTCAAGAGTATACGATCCGAGCGAACCGCGGACGCCCTCGCATTTGGTTGGAGGGCAAGCGGTTAGCGGCGGCGGGGTTTGAACGCGGTGTCCGGTTTGACTTGATCCAATTGCCTTTGCGTGACGGTGGTTTGTTGTTGGCATTGAATGAAGATGGCGGCGGCAAGCGTAAGGTTTCTGGAAAGGGTGATCGCCCGATCGTTGACATCGTAGGGGCTGAGATCCAGCGGTGTGGTTTGCAGAGTGGTGATGATGTTGTGGTTACTTACGACTGCGAAGTTAATGAGATTTTAATAAGGAGAAAAGAGAATGCCTAATCATTGCGATCAGAGTGTGTACCTTCACGGTCCGACCCATCTAATTCATCACTTGCATGCTGCGTTATCGAAGGATGAGCCTGAGTTTTGTAGCACCATTGCACCCATGCCATTTGAGGTTTGGGCCAAGCAGACGCAGCCGGATCAGGTCATGCCTGATTGGTACGAGTGGAGAGCCAAGAACTGGGGTACGAAGTGGGATGTCTGTGATGCGGAGATCGACGAGGATGGTCTTGAGTATTCAGATGACCAAAAGGAGGCGTGGTTCTCGTTCAGATGTTGGACTGCATGGGGTCCACCTGTTCCTGTGTGGGATAGGTTGCATGCGTTGGGCATTGAGGTCCAAGCGGACTATGAGGATGAGGGCATGGGTTTCGCGGGTGAGTACGCTCACGGCGAGGACAAGAGTTGGGAACCAGAAGAGGAGGAAGCGTAATGGGACTAGATATGTATTTAACGGGGGACAAGTTTGTTCCGGAGCATCAGGAAAATTTGCCGAGGGCCAAGGTCGATAGTTATCCTGTCGAGAGCCAGCGATTGAAGCTGGGATACTGGCGTAAGCATTGGGCTCTACATAATTACATCGAGGCCAACTACAACAATGGTGAGTCCCTTGGCAAAGTTGAGTTGGGGCCAATAAGTCTGCGTGAGATTGCGGATGCAGTTGAGCAAGGTAAAATGCCAGATGCAGATTACCGAGATGGGATCGATGCATACCACAAGGAGCCGGACCAAGTTGCGGCAACCGTGAAGACACTAC